GTGAATCCGTTCCCCATTGAGGAGAACTTCTGGAGTCGGATTGGCTTATCCGAAGAGGCTTCCACGACCGTGGCCGTACGAAGCTTCGACAGAAAAAAGTACCAATCCGGTGGCAATAGGTCTGCCACTACCGCGTCCGATATCAAATCGGACGCCATCTTGAGGTCCAGCGTTGCTAACGCGCCGGTTAACGACCCATCTCGCGCAAGAGCTTGATTAAGGCTCTGGTCCGACAGATCGACACCTTCTCGCTTCAACCGTGCGGCAATGTAGTCACCTACGCCTAACTGAAACATTGAGTTCAGCGTCGGCTCGACGACTATGCCACGATCGGTCTTCGCGGTCTTGGGGACGAAGCTCAGTACGCCGGCGTGGATTACGACCGGGACTGAGGCGACTTTCTCCGATAACGGAAGGTCATTCTGAAGCTGTCGACGTGTGTCGGTAGCGATCTCTTGGTAGAAATCGCGGTCCGCATCGAACTCAGCTTGGTCCATGCACTCGAGGTAATACTCCTCAAGACTACGGAGCTTCTCACGCTCCATGTCGTGCATGCGGATCTCCTCCTTTGTGGGGAGTCGACCCGTCCCCTCGATCCGATCGAGAATGCGCTCGTAAGGCGCATCTAGCTCTCGATCTTCACTATCCCAAGCGTCCAGCAGATTTTTGAGGTCTGCCTTCGGCCCAGGATTGGGCGGGACCCAAAACGGCACCTTCTCCCAGATAATGTCCTGGTGAGAAACCAAGGACTCGCCCCTTACAGGGCGTCCGGAGAAGAACTTATGCTCCAACCAGGCCTTGTCGTCACGCACCTCTTCAAGATGGCGCGCGAGTTCAAGTTCCAGTTGGGACCTTTCCCGGTCGGCGACTGAAGGTCGCTCTTGACCGAAAATCCAGCCTTGCAACTCTCCCAGGACGGCGGGTGCCGACTGAAAGAGCTCTCCGCTACAAGCGAACACCTGCGCAAGCTTGCGCCGCGCCGATGCCTCGCTTTTCTTTACTGTTGTGGTTGCCCCTGGCCCGAAACGGATCTTTAAACCGCTCAGGCTCGGAACGTCACCTAACACTTCCGCGATCAGCCTAGAGGCCTTATGAAGGGCCGCTTCGACGTCGAGTGGGAGAGATAAAGCTCCCAGACCGCGTTTACGAAAGATGTCGTTCGTCTCTTTGCATTTCAGCTCAGAGTCAACGAAGGCTTGCCGGGCGACTTCCTTCCGGTCGACGCCTACATCAATATCCGTGCGCTTTTGGTAAAACGCTAAGACTTGACGTAGATTGTAAGCGTCGCTTACAG